GCTGTCCATCCTTTCCGTGTTACCACGGAGCTCTCGAGAAGGGTGCCAATCTCACGGTTGGGTTCTGGGAACAAGTGTCCCAGTTTCCGGTCGTTGATTGGTGCTTCAACTAATCGTTGAAACAATCCCATCTCCTGCTCAAGTCGTTCGACCTTGTCTTTCGACACGGGCACAAACGTCTCGTACTCATCACGGTGTAGGTTACTATTCCACCTAGTTCTTAGGTGAGATAGGTCCTTCCCTGAAAATGAGAAGAGGCTGAGAGCAGCTTCACGAGTAGGCAATATTGGCAAGCGCGATACTATGCGCTCGTCGACGGTGGATCTTTGCCATTCGGCTAAGTGCCACCATCCCGCAGCAAAGAGGTTATTAGAAGCCTCAATCGCGGATACGGCCTTTTCGTGACTGAGCCTCGATCCGAGGGTCTTGATATACTTTGGGGTTACGTCGTAACCTCTGAAGTATTCTCCACCACAACTCTCTCTAAACGATCCCCTGGGGTTAAAGCCAGAGTAAGTTTTGAGATGGTTTACTTTAAGCTGATTTGCTTCAAGTATCGAGATCAAGGACACAAGAGCGTCCTCGGGGATAATGATGTCATCTCCGAAGACACGTACCACTCGGCTCGCCTGATTCAGTCGGGCCTGCGTGACGTTCCAACGTCTGCTATGAATAACAGCAGCTATTGCGAACATTGCGTAGACCATGCTTTGCACCGGGAAGGTGCAGGCATTTCCTTGACTGAATCCCTTACGTAGTAGGAGGAACTCCCACTTGTAAGGGTTTATGGCATTCCGAATCCAACGGGTTCGACTAGCGTGGATACGCTCAAGGAAAGAGTAGTTCGATGAGAACACTCTCTCCAAAGTCCAACACGTTAACCGATCGCTCGCTGAGGACAAGTCGACTGTAGTAAACCTACAGTCTATTGACCCCTGGCGAGCAGCTTCCTGGTTGGCTTCCTGAGACCGAAAGTTGATACAGTTCGCGAGAACCGTATTACTAATCCGGTTTTGGATTTGCCTCCAGATAAGCTGCTGTATCCACTGATGCGAAGTAGGTTCTGAGGCGATCAGCCTAGGACCCTTCTGCGTCTTTGGGACAGCGATTAGTTTCGAAGGAGGCTCGTGAGAGCCATACTTCGAGGATTTGCTGCGCTCGTAGTCGCCTATGTTGTAGGCGCCGTAGAGATCAGCAGGAAAGACACGATCGAGTTTGCTAGGCCAATGGGGAAATGAGTACTTACTCACTTCCTTACGGATGTCGCTAACTCGGCCGGCCGAGTGCTTAGGGAGTTCGGGTATTCCACGCTTTATCTCCCCTCCATCTCCAAGAGATGGGGGATTGAGTTCGGTGTGGAAGTCTCCGAGTTGAGAAGAGATTCTGTCGCAGACTTCAGACAGAACTCTTGATAAGCCGAGCTCGAGGAGAAGACCTGTCCGGTCATCTCGTGAGCCAAGCAAATCAGACTCTCCGCTAAGGGATCTGGATACTGCCTCAAGTTCATCGTGAAAGCGGTAAGGACCGCTAACGCGATGACCGAGAACATGTATCCGAAGATCGTCATCCGACCAAGGTAAGGTCGGATGGCGGAGAGTACTCTCAATATGATGGAAGTTGTCAACTTCATCATTAATCCTTCTCCTAGCGCAGGCGAGGCGAATCTTTGCCAAGCCCCTGTAGATCTGCCGGATGGCAGCTACAGCGTTAGGGTCCGGATCCTCCCTAAGGCAACCTGAGTCATCGAAAACCAATAGGAAAAGATCCCGTAGAAAAGCGGGGACCTTATCCCTCTTATGGATTTTACCTAGGTAAAGTCCAGATGGAGAGTATTGGCCGATGTCTAAGCACCTATCGAAGTGCTTACCCAGGTCCGGAAAATCGATGGTCAATGTTCTTAGGCCACGATGTTCCGTCTCATGCAGTACCCGTGACAGGTCACGGGCCCACTGAGAGCGTCTTGTGTACAAGTAGGCAATGTCTGAAAACAAAGCCCGCAAGTACTCAGGGATGCTGTGCGATGTTACTGACCTGTTAGTCATAAGAGTTTCCTTTCATGGAAGCTATATGATGTCAGGGCATTCAGTAACTATTGCTTTCACCTCTGCCTGATCGATAAGGAAGCTAGGTCTTGTGCCTAGTTCTCCCAGTCGAGCAGATTGGTATCATTAGCGTTCATCCATGTAGAGATGGCGCTGATCAGTTCGACACCTGTTGCCGGAAGCCCTGTAAGGGGCTGGCGGACATGGGTGTAGGTCTGAAACACGATCGGACTCGCGTCCGTCGGGTATTCAGTAATCTTGATGTCGACAATATGTCGTTCCATCACGGACTGAGAAGACTTTCCCTCCTTCTGGTGGGAAAGCTTCATGATAACCTCAACAGGCGTACCTCCTGAAGTTTGATAGGAGGCCCGCCAAGTGGAGCCGAAGTTATCCTGATTCACACGAATCAGGTTACGTGAAGCTCCGTGCAGAGTCAGAGCAATAGGGGAAGTGAACGCCATTCGCGTTTCCTTTCACACACACACAAGTTTGGTAGCCACTCTAGGTCTTGATGCCTAGCGATCACCTACCTCTTCAAGGAGGTAAGTAGAGCAGCTATGGTGATGGCCTGGTTAGGCGTAAACCAACCAAACCGGAGTAAGTCCTCATAATCAGGTGCGGAATTCCGCACTGTCCGAAGCTTACGGTCCAATTCACATGAACCGTTAGTCATCGTACACTTGTCGTTCCCTTCATTAGGGAGGTCGCCAGGCTGATATAGAGTGAGAGACGTCCTATGACGCATTATACAAATGTCATAGGGTTCCACTATTCCGTTGTCTTGTACCGCCAGCATCGCTGACGATACGTCGACGAAATAGTCCACCAGCCAACTAAATGGTATCATTTGCCATATAGTGTGGTGGTCTAGCGCTCCAAGGTCCAACACCGCCGTTACAGCGGAGTTGAAAGCCTGTAGGGGAGCTATAGGAATTTCATCAGTTAACTTCCAACCTTTAGGTCGCCACCGTACAGACCCCCATACTTCAGAAGTATAGAAGGTCTGGCGATTGGCTTTGATAACGAAGAAGAAATCGCTACCAAGGGTATGGTCCTTAATATAAGCACCAGTCCACCTAAAGTTGCCAAGTCTGATTTTACGTCTCAACCCACCCTTCTTGACGATGCTGTTGAATTCGCGAATGCGATACTCCAACTGCTTCGTAACCTTGGCTAGAGTATATATGTCCTGAATGAGCGTTTCCCATCCGAATTTCACGTTCAGATAGGTAGACCCAGGCAGAGCTAATAGACTCTTCGCACTAAGTTTAAGAAGGAAGGCAGCCTCAGCTAGCTCAGCGATCATAACTGGAACGCTGATGCTTGGTCGGAATGGATTAGTGTTGGCAAGAAGCTCACGGATGAAGTCATTATCCGTAAGCCCATTTTCAACATTCTGCCACCCGATGCTGGGCTCAAATGGCCATACTATCTCCGGGCGCCCGTTGAGTTTGAGGACCAAGTCCCCATTGTCATCGCGGCGTTCCCCGTGAGTTATAGGACAACGCATCGTCACTCTCTCAAGATTGAAATCTGACGGCGGATAAGTACCGTCGTCTCTGATCTCTTTCTTAATGTAGTCACCACACTTGGTGTGCTGCCACGAGAATGGCGTTGAGTTGAACATCGGCGGATTAAAGTGGCGATAATAGTGAGCAGGAGAAACTCTCCATCTCTTCTTTTCTCGCCACCTAAACGTCGAGGCCATTGACTTACTCGATCTCAGATGGGTTCCGGGATTGGAACGTGATCTGATCACGTGCAGCCCGCACTATGCGGGC